ACCACTAATAGCAACCAATGCTAATGCACCTGCTAACATAGTTAATGCACCTGCTAATCCTAAAATTGGCATGTAATCTATTTGAGATACTGCTGATATTTGTTCCATTATAGCTGGTAGTGTTGCTGATATTGCACCGAATCCACTACCTATTAAATTCATACCAGTTCCAAATACTATCAATGCTGCACCTAAAACAGCTATACCCAATGCACCAGCTAATACAAATGGTAATATTAAACCAAGTCCAGCAGCTGCTACACCAAATAAAACCAATCCAGCTGCTGCAGCTAATACAGAATCTATATTTAATCCTTGTATTAAACTCATAGCAAATGCAAATGGTATCAATGCTGCGCCTAATATTGCTATTGCTATTGCTCCTTGTATCATAGAACCACTTGCTTTTGATAATACATATGCAATACCAGCCAATCCAACCAATCCAACCAATCCCTTACCAACATCTTCCCACTTAACCGTTGCAAACTCTTGGAATGCTTTAGCAGATACATAAAGTGCTGCTGCTAATATTAATAATGCAGCTGCTCCTTTAATTAAATCACCTGCTTTTATCTTTCCAAATTTATTAGCTTGGTCAGCTCCCCCACCACCAGGTGCTGGAGTTGTTGCAGTAGATGGAGTTTTAGCTGCAGCTGCTGCGTTTCTTTGTGCAAGTAATTCTTTTCCTTTTGAAAAACTACCACCAGCAAATTGAGATGCAGAATCACCAGGACCACCTTTACCCATAATTTTACTAGCTGCCGCTTTAACCATATTTTTTACAAACTCTGCCGATGATTTTACAATACCACCCATATTAATTCCCAACCCACTTAATCCAGTTCCCATTTGGCCAATTGCAATTAAACTACTACCAAATCCTTTAGCAACACCAGCCAATGGTCCTGTTACAAATGCAGTAGTTCCTTCCCAAAATGCGCTCCATTTAGAATTACTACCTTCACCAATATCAGATATTTTATCTGCATTGGTTGCCATTTTTTGGAATTCATCAACTGATAATCCCAATAACTCTGCCGCTTTTCTCTTTTGGAAGATATCCATTTTATTGAATGCTTCTATACCACCCAATTCATCCAAAGTTGATTTTACAGCTCCGTTAATATCTCCCTCATATGCCAAACCCCTTGCTCTATCTAAGTTAAGTTGCTTACCCATCATTGCACCCAGTTCCATCTCAGCGTTAATAGATGTTTCAAAATCTAAAAGGGAATCGGTTACTTTGGTCATTGCATCCATACTAACACCCATCTTAGCTGCTGCTACCGCTGCTTTAGATATATTCAATCCACCATCCTTACCATATTCAGCAAATGCTTTTGTTGAACCAGCTACATCCTTCATTAAGGAATCAATTGGAACACCAGCCGCTTTACCCATTGATTTTGTAGCTGCTGCCATATCCATAGCAGTTGAAGCAGAACCTTCGTTCATTCTTGCAAAGTTACCAACTACATTTGCAGCTTCAGCACCACTAATACCCATATTAGTTGCCATTAAATTGGCATTCAACTGAGTACTAAATGATACATCTTTTAATCCACCAAATTCTTTTGATAATCCCTTTGCAGTTTCTTCTGCATCCTTAAATGCAAAACCTAAAGCAAATGTTGATATTTGTGCTGAATCCACGTATCCTCCAAAACTTCTAACACTCTTACCCCACGCCTCCAAACCATACCCAGCACCAAGTATTGCAGCTCCTAAAGCTCCCTTAACATTAGATGTTAATAAACTTGCAGTTTCTAATATACCACCTATTGTATCTTTTATACCATCATATACAGCTAATTGCTTTCCTAAAAAATCTTTTTGAGCCTTAGTCATTTTACCAAGACTAGCTGCCATTTTATTTTGGTCTGCTAAATTTTCAAGAATAACTTTATCTGTTTCACTTATAGTGCCTAATGTACCTTTTAAATCATCATATTCTTTTTTCAATGCAGCATGTCCCGCCACATCATCCAATGTTAATTGTGCTATATCACTATTGATATCAGCCATTTTATTTAATACTTGAGTTTGTTCAAGTGTTAATGTATTGGATGTAAGAGTATTTTTAATTCTATCTCTTTCAAATTTATTTAGATTTTGGTACAAACCACTTATACTACTTACTGACTTTTCAGCGTTCTTAAGACCATCTAGTCTATCTTGATTTATTTTTTTAATTTCCTTTCCAGCATCTGATATTATTTTTTCCTGCTCCTTCAGTGCTGCAGTCATATCTCGATTTAGACGTAAACCTTCTGCCAACAAACGATTATGCTCAGCTTCTGCGTTTGATATTTTCAGTAAGGCTGCTGCTTTTTTATTTTCTAAATCGGCCATTTATAGAATTATTTTGAATACTTTTGTATTAATTTATTAAGAGTATCACTTTCTTTTTCAATTCTTTCCATAGCATCAATTACATCCGGTGGAAATTTGTTTTGTTTTGCCTGGTCTAATGCTTTATTTATTGCATTTTGTTTTAATCCATCAAAAAATGCATCAGTAAATTTTTTAGCTGAACTGAATAGACCCTCTTTAATTGGTTGTTTTTGTTTTGACATAGTTTTCTCCTTTTATATTGTATAAATATTGGATAATAAAAAAGTGAGGATTAACGCATCCTCACTTTCGATTTACTTTGAGCTTTTTTATATTCCTCAGCTTCTTTTTTCTTCATTTCAACCAATTTATTGAAATAAAACCTTCTCAAATATACAGGCATATGGTAAACTTCAGACCAAGTAAATCCATTACTGAATTGAACCATTTCCCAAATTTGCGAATGTAATTGTATTCTATAATCAAGCGGAAGGGTAAAAAAAGTTAATCCCGAAGGGTATATCAAGCGCCTCCGTTTCACCAGTTATTTGTGATGTAAATTGGAATGTCAAATCCATATCAGGACTCATTTCCTTAACATGCTTTCTAAACGCCTTAGTATCTTTTGCTAAGAATGCATTATATACCCATCTATTGATAAATCCTCTATCAGTATTACCATCAACAGATGTAATCATATACTTCAATCTAGTTGTTACATCATATTGAGTAGATGAGTTTTTGTTTAATTTTTCTAAAGCCTGAGTTTCTTTTGTTATCTCTTGCTCATCACCATGTGTAAGTAATTTAAATTCAATTTCTTTACCACTTGAAGGTAATATGAATTTATATGAATTATTAGAATTTAATACTTCCGTATCAATATCTTTTGTTTGCACTTTACCCAAATCAATAGTTACTGCTTGCTTTTCTAAAGTAAAAGGGTCAGTCATTTCTATCTCATAATCAGCGCCATATCCTAAAATACGAGTTGCTAAAAGGATAGCGTTCTTATCACCAATGTAAATATCATTTGGATTTACACCTGGTTCAACCACAACCGATTCAAATAACTTATCCAATACAATACCTTTTTTAATAAGGTTTTGGGATGCAAGAATATCTTCTTCTCTTGCTGTCATATACTTTATCTCACAAGTACCCTTTCTTAATGGATGTCCTTCAGGATATACTAATCCTTGAGATGGTAATTCAATGGTTTCGGTTGGGAAATCATTTTGTTTTGGTGCGGTTTGCATTTGCACCTTAGTTGTATTTGTCATTTCTGCCATAACGTTGTTTATTTTGTTTGTATATATAAATACATAGAAATTAAAAAAATAGAAAGCACAAAAAAGGGGATTCTTTTGAAATCCCCTTATTTTTATTATTTTTAGATTAGAATTCTAAGATTGCGTAATCATAAGATAGTGTTAATTCGATTGTTGCAACTTCATTTGAATCGAATGATAAATCTCCAAAGTTTGCTTGAGAGATAAATGCACCTTTCAATTTCCATTGTTCAATCTTATCACCAACTGGTCCTAATAAATAGAAATCAACATCTTTCTTATAGAAATCAGCGTATCCATCTCTACCAGTAATTGATTCATGTCCTAAACGAATCCACTCCATTACCGCTTGTGCTCCAGAAGGAACGATTGGGTCATAAAGTGTGATAGTGATATCTTGCCACTCACCTTTACCTTTCAACTTTCTCTTTACGTTGATATGGTCTAAAGTTACGGTTTCAAATTGAATTGTAGGTCTATTTGCTGCCTTTACAAGATATGAAGGGATATTATCTATCTCCATCACATATCTATTTTTCATCTTCGGTTCGAAGTTCGTATAGAACATCTTATCAAACTCTAATATTTCTGCCATTTTTTATTCCTTTTATTTGTATTAATAAATATCTACTTTATTGATTTTCGTATTATGCGTTAAAACTTGCTCCAGTTGGTAAGATGTTGAAATCTATTACGATAAATTCCGCTGTCTTAGCCGGTTGTAAGAAAATTTGTCCTGCTAATATGTTTCTATCAATTACATCAGGTGTGTTGTTCGATTCATCCATAACAACTCTAAATGCGTATAAACCTTGTCTTTGTTGAACTGCCTCTAAGTAAGGGTTCACAGTGTTTAAGAATCTTGCTCTAGTTGTTGCTGTGTTTTGTTCGAACACTAAGAAACGAGATGTAGATGCTATAAACTTCTTAAGAGTGATAAGTAATCTTCTAACATTGATTCTATCTAAAGCTGATGCCTTATCTTGCAATGTCTTCTGTCCGAATGCTACAATACCTTGTCCAGGGAATGCTGCGATTGGGTTTACTTTATTCTCATATAGAGTATCTCTTTCAGAATGTGTTAATCTATTCAATACTGAAACTGCTCCACTAATACCACCTCTATTCAAACCAGCAGGTGCGAACCATTCAGCTGCCAATCTATCGTTTGCAGCGAATACAGCCGGCATCAATACTGATGGAGGTACACTCATTAATTTATTACTATTAGTATCAACTGTCTTAACCCAAGGGTAGTAAGTTCCAACGTAGTTAGAATCTACTGAATTTGCTTCTTCAGTTGCTTCAGTAATTGTTGCATCTGCTGCCACAAAATCAGCGATATAGAAACAATCTTGTCTATCTTCAACCATATCAATTACTTTTGTAGTAATAGATGGGTGTAAAGAACGAATGATACCAGGAGTTACAACTAAGTTAATATCGTATTCATCTGCATTTGATACAGCGTTAATTGCTTTTGTATATGCAATTGAACCATTAGTTGAGTTATTTGAACAATTAAATCCTTGCGTATTTGCTCCAGTTATAGATGTACCTAAGTTAATTTTTACAGTTGGTGCGTTACCATCAAAACCTTCTTGGAATCCTAATATAAATTGTCTTTTAACCATATCAGTTGATGCTGAACCGGTCATTACATATGATAATTGAGAATCAAATGCGAAATCAACGTTTGCTCCAACCAATGCTCCAACAGGAATTGGTTTTAAGTATTGTTTGTTATCATCAGATACACCAACAGTCTCAAAATCAAATCCAGAATAATATACAGGAGATGATGATGTGTTATTTGCTGAACCAGTTTGGTAAACTACCGCAGGTACTTTAGTTGTATCTGCTACATTTGTTACTATTGGGTTTGTATATGCTCCATGTCCAAATGGTGCTGATGAAATCGGGAATGAACCTGCCTCAGCTACTACTACTCTTACATATTTTGATTTGTTTGAGTAATCTCCATTTTCAGTTATCTTACCATTGTTATCAATCGTATTCCATCTATCACCAATTCTTCTAGCTATATAGTTAGGAGAAGCAGGGTCTAAGTTTACATTATTAAATGTTTCAACTACACTCTTTCTCTTATCAGTGTCACTATATCCTCTTACAGTTACAGTGAATACAGAATAATCAGTTGCTCCATCTTCACCAGCTGCTTTTACGTTTGAAATACCAATCTTAAACTTAGTGTTATATGGAGTACCATGTCCTAAAGTTACAAACTTAAATAAATCATATCTTACGTTGTTGTTATCTTTTTGAGATTTAACATATGGAGTTTCTGCTGAAGATATATCACCATATACTTGAGATGGTAATGCGGATGCTGATACATATGTACCACCATACAAACCTGCAGCGACGTTAGTGTAATTAGTTGTTGCTATATTTTTAAAATAAGCGTAAGTATATGCTGTTTTAGCTCCGAATGGAGAAGAACCAAATGTATCTACTACATCGTTAGTAGCAGTTTCTAAAATAGAAGCCGATACAAATCCAAATGAAGAAGATAATACAAAAGAGCCAGATGCAAATCCAGGTCCAGATAAAGTTGCAGTTGGTGTTTGAAATCCTACTGCCTCATCACCAGTTTCGGTTGAATATAAAACTCCAATAAGTTTTTCTCCAATGCCCAATCCACCAGATGCAAATATACCAACAGGTAAATTTTGAGTATAACCACCAATACCACCAACTCTTACGATGGTAGCACTTCCAGCTTCTCTTAAATAGTTTTGTACTGCATATTCAGTATAATAAGTT